AAATCTCTTTCCATTATGCTCTTAATATGTTATTGATAATATTATCTAGTTTATCATACTTTCCTAGTGTTTGTTTTCCTTCGTTCAAAGAAATTGCATTCATGAAAGCTCCTTGTGTTGATGGATTAGAAACAAAGTCCCAACAAACTAATTCAAAGTCTGGTTGAACCATTAAAGTTCCTTCATTTGTTTGGGTAACTGAACCAGTTCCACGAGATGAAATTCCAATTGTATGTCCTCCTCGAACTATTTCTTTTACAATGTTTCCTGAAGGTGTATTTAGTAGTTCTAGTTTGCCCATTAAATCGTCCCCTTCCCACCAAAGTTCCTTTACTACATGCGATGCATTTTTTAAAGAGACAATTGCTGATTCTGGATGATCTAATTCTCCGTATGCATTTCCTACTTTTACGAAATTTTCTACATAATTTTGAACTTCTTGTTCTAAGATTTCTTTTTTGTAGATTCTTCCATTTTGGTTTTTGGCTCCTGCTCTTTGCATGATACCAGTTACTTCAAATACTCCAGGTTTGAGTTTTGATTCTCTAAGAATAAACTTAGAAGGAGTATAATTTATTAGTAAGTCGGTCATCTTATTTATTTTAATAATTGAGATAACGATTGTTTTCCTTCAAAAAGATCATCTTCTCCGTCGATGAAAGGATCTGAGAAGTTCTCATCATCGTAGTCGATTTCTGATTCTGTATCAACTTCATCCTCTTCTCTATTATCCCAAACATGCTTAAGTCCGTCTATGGCTTGTCTTATATCCATTTCTGGGTGTTGTGCTTTTACGGCTATTAAAAAATCCTTTAGTGTACCTGATTCTTGTGCTAATGTATAAAGGTCTCCTGTTTTAGATTCGTCAAGATCGTTTTCTCCGTGTAGATCAAACTCCTCTTCTTCGTCTTTATAGTTTTCTGGATTTGAGTAAAAGTCGTATTCGTCTTGTCCCATTTGTCCGTAGTTAGCTGCTCTCTCTGCTCTTTCTTGATCTCCAAACATATCACCCATTGATTCAGATAATACTTTTTTAATTAGTCTCTTAAACCCTTCTTTTAGCTCAGCTTTTTTCATACCGTTAAAAGTATCTACTGCAACTTTTGCTGTAAAAGGAACCATTTTATCATGTAGGTCAACTTTTGGATTAACTCCTGCTACTTGGTTTGTGTAGTAGATTGAATCTTTTTCTAAGTTTTTAGATACTTTTGAAAGTGCTTTTGAATACTCTTCTGCTGTTGGTGTTCCATGAACTCCTAATGCTTCTAACTCAACTCTAATTCCTCTTAGGATTTGTTCGTATGGATATTTGTCCATATCGTTTGTTGGTTTATATCTATAATCTGTTAAGCTTTTTTTAGTTAGTTTTGCTTCTTGAACAGCTCCTTTACGTCTTGCTAATTCAGCTTTTACTCTTGCAATTGATTCCTCATTATCTTGGTATCTTGATAAATTAGTAATCATATCGGTAAGGGCATCATTTGAGTAGTCTTTAAAACTTTCTTCTGCACTAACTTCTTTAATCATTCCTCTGTTCTTAAGGATCTGAACTGCATCATCGTATCCGTTGAAACGAGTTACTAGTTGTGGTTGTTGCATTCTAGCTTCAGCCAAAAAGTGTTCCTTAGAGAATTTTCCCTCTTGAATACCGTTATATTTTTCTTGTAATGTTCTCATATTATTTATTTTCGTCTAAGTAGTCAAATCCTTTAGTATGTGATGGATGCTTTGGTCTTTTAACTGTCTTGAAACCATCCTTTTCCATTGTCTTAGTTGCAACATTTTTACCTTGTCCTGGTTTAGCAAACGCTTTTGGTGTTAGATATCCTCCAACTGCTCCAGTTACGTTTCCTACAGCTCCATCTTCGCTTAGAACCTCTTTTATTATCTCAAGTAATTTTGATCGTTTCATAGACTTCTTAATTCATTTACTAGGTCATAATACTGCATTAATGAAACTAAGTGGTTGTCATCTACTTTTTGTGTATTTTTTACTGGTGTAATACTTTTGTATATCTCTTCCAACTTAATTTTAATTACCTTATCGGTAACGTTTTCTTTTAAAGTACGAATCTCTTTTTGCAATTTTGCAATTTCTTCATTAACAACAGTTCTTAATCTTGTAGAAGAGTTAACTGATACTATAAATTCTCTTAGTATATTTTTCTGTTCTGGTAAAAGATCCTTGTACTGGGAGTTAAATTTCTCTAGTAGTATCTTATACGTAAGAAGTCTTAGGTCTTTATCAAATTTAGAATACTCTTCTATTAGAGCGTTTTTTACTTGTCCTTCTGCAGGTTTAGTTTGAGTTAAATGCTCTAGTAGTGTAGTCTTATTATCAACAAATACATCCAAGTCTACTAACTGTGCAGTATTTTGTGCTTCCATCAAACAGTAAAGTGCTGCTAATGGTTTGTACGATGGTACTTTAATTGAAAAGAACTCCTCTAAGTCGTAGTGACTTTTTAACTCTTTTATTAATTCGTATTTCTGTTTTCTAAGAGAGTTTGTATCTAACTTTCTAGATACCTCAATAATTGTACTAAGTACGGCTTCAGCTTTTTTTGAACCCACTCCTTTATTTTTTAGTATAAAGTCATAGAGTTTAAACTCTTTCACCAATGTAGTATTTCCGGTATAGAATTTTCTTAGTACCTTAACTGCAGGAGATTCTTTACTTGATAAAGTATCTGCTGCTATTTGCTTTACGAGTAATTCAAATATAAGGCCTGTATTTTTGTATTTGGAATGTTTTATCTTCACAGTAATAGTGTCTTTGTTATAAATAGGTGCTAGTTGTCTAAATCCTTAATGTTACTTTCACTTAATAACCCTGACTCGATTTCTTGTTCTTTTTCAAATATAATCTGTTTCTTATTTGCAAATAAACCCTTGTTTCTAAGAAAAACTGTCTCAGTTGAATTATAGCTCTCTCTTACGTTTTCTGCATCACTTGGATAGCCACCTTTCATTCCATGAACTCCTAATCTATCTCTTCCACCAACTGGATCTGCTTGGGTTCCTAGTATCGACATCTTTTCTCTAGGTCTTCCTATTTTTAAATCCTCATCATATCCTGCTGGTAAGTCTCCTTGAGATCTGTCACCGTATATTGAAGCTAGATCGTGAGGTGTTCCAAATGATTGTCCTGTTGTTACTGGATCATTTCCTTCATTCTCTATTTGAGATATTCTGAATTCTCTTTTTGCATCCTCTCTAATAAGATCTCTCATTTCGTTATACTTATCTTCTGAGATGTCAAATAATGTGTCGTAAATATAATCTGAGGAGAATAGTTTGGTTGCTTGCATTTGAGATGCTAAGTCAACTTTTTCTTTCCAAAGAGCTACTTTTTCCTGCTCATAAATAATGGAAGGAGTTGTAAGTTTAATTTCAAAGTTGGTAAGAGATTCTTTTGTAAATCCTTGAGCATATAAGTGAACTAATCCAATCTTAGTTAATTCACTTTCTACGATTCTTTCAAGTCTCTCTACTGTTCTGGCAAAACGAATATCTTCCGCTGCAAGAGTTGCTTTACCTGTTAGGTCTTTCTCAAATCCAAAATAAGCTTTTGGTACTTTAAGTGCTGCAAACATCTTGTCTCTTAGGTACTCAATATCGTTTGTACCATCATAGTCCAATCCTTTAGTTGTCTCAATACGAGTTGAAGTATCTCCTCCACGAACTGGAAGATAGAAATCCTCCATCATATTTTGCATATTAAACTTCAAGTTATATTGACCTGTTTGTGGATCTACATAAGGAGTCTTTTTAATACTATTGATAGTTTTTTGCATGAACTGCTCAACTTCATTAGGAGGAATAGAACCTACGTTGATATAAAACATTCTCTTCTCAGGAGCTCTCATGATTCTGTGAATCAACATTGCATCCTCCATTAGAGTTAATTGTTTATACACCTTTCTAGCTGGTTCAATGTACGATCTTCCGTATGGTAAGTAGTTTGTATCTGAAAGTAGTCTGAAGTGAGCTACTTCGTAATTATCTAGAGTGATAATTGATTTATTATTATTTGGAATGTAGTTTGGATCTGCTGTAGAAGCTAATCCATCAGGATCAATTGTAAATGTTACCTTAGTTGGGTCGTTCTTATCCTGTCCTTCATACCTTACCATGTGGTAAACGGTATATGGAAGTACGTTGTATACTCCAAACTCTTCTGATATTTCTAACTTTAAAAAAAAGTCACCATACTTACACATGTTTCTAACCCATGACCATAGGTTAAATTCAATATTAAGTACATCGTAGTATAGGTTAT